ATTTAGTTTTGCTCAAAATGCTACAGATGTAGGAGAAACTGCAGATACGTCTGGTACTTTATTTCATGATGTTTCAGAAGCTATTAGTAATACAGCTAGGTATTGGGGTGAAGCTAATTATAACTTTATTGATGATTTTTCAGTTTCAGGACTTAGTTTTATAGTTTCTTCTGAAGACTACGATCCACCTCCTGCAAATATGCAAGGACTTAAAGCAGCACATAATAATATTCTTGTAGGGTTTTTTGATAACCAACTTTGCTTTTCATTTCCTGATAAGCCACATGCTTGGCCTGAAAAATACCGTATGACTTTTGAATCTGATATTGTTGCTATAGAACCAAACGCAGGTTACGTCACAGTTTTAACAAAAGAATATCCATATCAAGTATCTGGTAATGACCCAGCTACTATGGTTAGTTCGCGTATTGATACTTTATATCCATGTCTATCAAAACGATCTGTTGTTAATATGGGTTATGGTATTGTATGGGCTACTCATGGTGGACTTGCAGTATTCTCACCATCAACTGGTGTAGATTTAATTACTAAATTTGTACATGATTGGGATACATGGGAAGATGAATTAGACCCTTCTACTCTTGTAGGTCATTACTATAATGGTAAATATTTTGGTTCTCATAGTTCTAAATCATTTATATTTGAACGTGATGATAAAGTAGGTGGATTTTTTGTAAGTATTGAATATACTTTTACTGCTGCTTTTACTGATCCAGAAGCTGGTACTATGTTTTATACAGGAGGTGCAGCTGGTGAAATTTTTGAATGGGATGCTTCTACTGAAGTTTTATCTCCATTAGAATGGAAGTCTAAAACACTAATTACCAAAGATTATATTAACTTAGGTGCAGCTAGAATTATAGCAGATTTTGAAACACCTAATGCTGAAACAGAAAATTTAATAGCATTTAACAATTCCATACCTGCATATAACAATGCTATATGGGCTAAAAGTATACAACTAGCGCCTGTTAACGGGCCAACAGATTATTTAGATGCTGGTACTAGAGTAACAAATATAGGTACTCTTAACGCTTTTCCTATTAATGGAGATGGGCAAACCCGTAATTTAAAAGATATAACAGGGGTTTTACCTGTAACATTTAAGTTGTTTGCTGATAAAGTTCTTATATTTCAAGCAACTGTGTCATCATCTGATATATTTAGATTGCCTACTGGCTACAGATCGGATACATTCGAAGTAGGTGTATCTGGTTCGTCTAGAATACGAGCAATTCATTTTGGTGAAACACCTTACGGATTAAGGGCGGTATAATATGGCAAGGTTTACAGCAATTCCAGCAGTGCCACAAGGGGGTATAACTGACTGGCAAAGTATTTTGATTAGTTCTGTAAAAGAAAATGTAGAACTATTAACAGGGCTTCGTGGTGAATCTGACCTACAGAGTAAAGCTATTACTCGTGGTCAAGTTACCATTAAGGAAATGTCTGAACAAGACATGAAACAAGTAAGTGCAAAAGGCGCTGGGTTTACAATTAGTAGTCAAGAGGTGGCAGGTCTTGACGATTATGGTAAACTTATTACAGACGTACAAACTTTAGCTAATGATTTAGCATTAACTAGAGCTGTGTTAAATGCACTTATTAGACAAATAAAAGGAGAATAGAGTTATGGCTAACTATACCAATGATACGAATGTTGGAATGGATACTGCTAGCGCAACTGCATCCGACCAAGTCGGTGGTGGTGTAGTTGGAGCTATGGGTGCTGTTCCTTCGTCAACTTCTTTGGATTTGCCTCCGGCGATTCAAAGTTTAATTGACATGCCTGCAGCAGGAGTTGCTTCAGGTGCTATACGACCAATCCAAACAGGAACTGTTGCACAAGATCCAAACTTTCCAGCTTTGGATTTTAGAATGCAACCAACATACCAAGAAGGTGGAATGGTAGGGCCGGGCGGAATGCCTATGCGTCCTGCAGGTGTACAACCTCAGCAAGGTGCTGCATCAAATCCTCAAATGTTGGATATGCAAGTTAATGAAATAATGTCCCAAAACCCAGAAGTGGTAGCAAGGATAAGAGCAGGTATTGAAGCAGGTATTCAATCAGGAGAACTAGATGCTAATGAATTAAATACAATTATTCAGCTAGCTAAAACTGTAATGCAGAATCCTGAAATGTACCCACAGATTAGACAAATGGCTATACAACAAGGTATTGCTACAGAAGCTGATCTTCCTGCACAATTTGATGAAGGACTTGTTATGGCAATTATTGCAGCAGGTAAATCTATGGAAGCTGATGTGCAGGTAGAAGGAGGACAAGCTCCTATGCCACAACCACCAGTTCAAGAAATGGAATTTGGTGGAATGGTTAATGGCCCATCTCATGATCAAGGCGGTGTTCGTGTAAAAATGAAAGGCGGCGGCGAGATTGAAGTTGAAGGCGGCGAGTATGTTATTCCTAAAGATGTTGTCAAAAAGAAAGGTACAGATTTTTTTGATAAAATGCTACAAGCTGAAAAGGATAAAGCATGAGTTTACAAGTAGTGGAAAAAGAAACAGTACAAACTCCAGAGCTTAAGTATGAAGCTCAACTTCTATCAACAAAAGAATTGATAGATAAATATTGGGGTCAGTGTGTGCCACTTCTTGATGAGTGTATTAAACGTGCGATGCACGGCGAAATGCTTGTAGAGGATTTATATACCAGAGCCATGAAAGGTGAGGTATTTACAATCGTTGTTAAAAACGATGAAACCGAAGTTCCAACTGTTAAGTTAGTTATCGTGTTGGAACTTGTAACGTACCCTAGATTTACAGCGATGAACGTTGTAGCTTTAGGTGGTAAAGATTTAAAAAACCTGATACAACAACATTGGAAAGATGTTTGTAGTTGGGCAAAAATCTGCGGTGTAAAACAAATAGAATGTTCAGTACACCCAGCCATGGAAAGAATTTTAACACCGCAAGGTTTTGAAAAGAAGTATGTTCAACTAAGACAGGATTTAACGGAGGTCTAATTATGCAAACTATAAACCCACTAGTAGTTTCAGTTGGCCCTGCAGCTGGTACTACTCCAATATATCCTACACAGCTCATAGAGCATGGTGGAGGAGTTAAGAAAGTTATCGCTGTAGCAGCTATGGTACTTATACCTGTAGCAGCTCCGGCTATCGCAAGTTCAATCGCAGCCTCAGGCGTACTAGGCGCTGCGGTATCAACAGCAATGGCAACAACGGCAGGTGCTGTTGTAAGTTCAGCTATTGTAGGCGCAGGACTTGGCGCAATAACAGCAAAAGTTACAGGCACTAGTGTAAAAGCAGGTGCTATCGGAGGTGCTCTTGGTGGTGGATTCGGTGGATACCGTGCTGCTAGCGCTGGCACATTTGGTACACCAGCAGGTGGTATTAGTGGTACTACAGATAGAATTCTTGGTACTAACTTTAGTGGAACACAGCCTACAACTCAAACTCTGGACGGAACACAGTATGCTAGCGCTGATGGTACAGGTACAGTTCAAAATGCTGTGCTTGAAACTACAGGAGAGCAAGTAGTAGGTACAGGCGGTGAGTTAACATTTGCAGAAAAAATGGCATCAGTTCCATCTAAGATAGCTGATAAGATCACTAATCCAGATACTCTTGCTAACTTAACACTACAAGCAGGTGGTCAGTTGTTAGCTACAACTTTGGTTCCTCCGGGATCAATGCCAGAACTGTCAGCAGAAGAACAACAAGTTCTAGAAGAATACAAAGCAGAACTTGCAGACCTTAAACAAAACAACGAGGCTGCTTTTAATGCTAAGATGGATGCTTCTAAACAGTTCCTTGTACAAGCAGGTTATTTCTCTCCAGAATACTTTGGACTTCAGTCAGCAAATAAAGCTGCTACTGACCAAGAACGTAAACTACGAGAGTACAGACGTACAGCTGGGCTAACAAGCTTTAGAAATACTGGTATGAGTGCTGCAGAAGAAAGACGTGCTGCCCTAGATAGTGGTAGAAATGTCCAATCTTCTTATGACTCAGGTTTCCAAAAAGGTATGACTGCACAGAACCAAGCTTTGACAACAGGTTATGGTATGATTCCTAAAGGAGATGCTAGTTATGCAAATGCTTTAGCAGGTCTAGCAAATACTTATAGTGGTCTACGATCACAACAAGATAAGAAACGTGAAAATATTGCTGAGTTCTTTGGTGGTCTTAATACTGCTTCAGGTAATTCTAAAGAAGATGAGGAAAAACTAAAGAAAAATAAAAAAGATGGTGAAGCACCTACAGGTGGTTTGAATCTTAACACTAGTTTCGCGTAGGGAGGAATCATGGCAAGCTTTGGATCATTTTTAGGAACAGCACTTGGCACAGACCCTCAAGCTTTTCAAAGAGGTGCTGAGAATCAACTGAAACTTCAGGCACTGCAGAGGGCTGAACAAGATCGTCTGAACCTAAAGAACTATGCTCCAAACCAAATGAACCTTGGTGTTAATCTGCGTGAACAACCTAATCTTGATTCTTCACAGTTTGGCTCAGACCAGTTATTTATTGAGCCACCTAAGAAAGTAGAACCAGAGGTAAAAGTAGAAACTATTGAAGTTCCAAAGGTAGAGGAAAAGGTAGAGGAAAATGTTACTGAAGAATCTACTGTTGGTGATGACCAAACTGTTATTGATAATCAAGAAACAAATACTCCATCTACATTAGTCCTACCTAATTTTGATGCTGATGCTGATCGAGATATGTCTAAGATAGGTGTAAGTAAAACACCTGACATTACTCAAATAGATGCACAAGACTCTAAATTTTTACAAGCAATAGATAAGTTACGCGCTGATGGTAATTTCCAAGGTATTATGAGTAGCATCCAAACTCGTATCGCTACAGGTTACGGGGATATGCTTGCAGGTTCTCCTGCTGGTAGAGCATGGGGTTGTCTTACTGATAGTCCTGATGAAGCATCAAAACGAGCTGATAGTAAAGCAGCACTTGATTGGTTCCAATCAGATGAAGCTAGAAGGTACTTTGAACAAAATCCAAATGAAATAACAGGAGCATCAGTAGACCCAATCGGGTTTCATAAAACATTTATTGCAGACGCACCTGCTCGTAAAGAAATAAAAATTAACGAAGAATCTAAAGGAAAAGCTGACCAATTAATTCTTAATGTAACTAACAATTTTAATAAAGGTCTATCTACATCTACTTCTGTGGATGTTAGTCAGATGTCAGACCTATTAGGTCTTGATAAATTTATGGCTCTATCTGTTCTTGGAGTAGAATCTGATTTTGGTAGAAACTTATCTGACGCTGGAGCAGGCGCACAAGGTGCTATGCAGGTTATGCCCGGTACTTTTGATCAGATGAAAGCATGGTATACAAACCCTGATAATATTAAGAAATATAATATATCACCTAGAATAGTAGATATAGCTAAACGACTTGATCCAAAGTCTGCACAGATGCAAACTATGGCTGGTTTAATGTACTTAAAATATGGTGAGTATATTGGTGTACCTAAGAACTTGCTTGCTGCAGGTTATCAAGGTGGTATGGAAACTGTTTTAAAAAGTGGTAAACCTAGTTCAGCTAATGATGGAAATCTAACAAACGCAGATTATAACCGAGCTGTTGTTGAAGTTTATAACAGTATGGTAACCCAGTTTGGAGGTACAGTTAGTACAAGTAATAACGAAACAGCTGACCTTACTACTGACAACAAAGTAGCAGAAGTTGTAACAGACGATACTAAAACTAAAGACGCAGGTGTAGATACCAGCACTCTTATAGAAGGTGCTATAACTAACGATATAGAAAAACAAAAAGCAGATAAATTTTTTGCTGACGAAGCTAAGTCTGATAATACTACAAACACAGCAAAAGCTAATGAGAATGTAAGTTCGTTAGAAGTAGTAGGTACCGAAGTAATTACACCTAACGATTCTAACATTACTAACGGAGACGTAGAAAAAGAAGGAGAAGTTAACTCTCCAGCTATCTATATTGAAAATCCTTCTAAAGTTGGGTTTGATATGCAACAAGCTCAAAAAACTAGAGAAGAAGCTGTTAGAGCATTTAACCTAGTTAACAGACAAGTTTCAGATTATCAACGTCTTGCTGAAATATACAGAGTATCAGGCTCAATGGATAAATACTTTGAGTATAAAAGTTTAGCCGAGCAGGCATATAGTAATGCACTAGCTTCTAGAGATGCAGTTACCAAATTAGATAATAGTATGGTATACCTACAAGGTATGCAGGGTCTTAATGATTTAAGGTTTGGTAATAATACAAACAGATTATCTCAAGTTTGGTCTATGTACTCAGGTAGAGATGTAAGAGTTGTACCTCGTTCAGACGGATTGTTTAACATCACAATGGATGGAGAAACCATTTCTGAAGGTGTAAGTCAACGAGATGTTGGACACCTAGCTCAACTCCAGTTTGATTCTAGTTATAGAGAAACTGTTAAAGCAGCAGCAGGTGAGCGAAGTGCTAAACTATTTGATCAATCACTTGATGTTAATATGGAACAAGTCAAGATGATCAATGAGTTAACTATCGAGAGGTTTAAAGCCGAAGCAGCTAATATGCTTGAAACACTTAAACAAGTAGGCGCAGAATTTAAAGCTATCGGTGATGGTTCAGGAAAAGGTATTGTACAAAAAGGTGGTGAAATATACTTGTTTGATCCTATGATGGAATATACTAAACCAAACTCTGATGAGAAAGAATACAGACCGGGATTGAAAAAACTTTCACTGGGAGAAGCAACAGCTTTGCTAAGTGGTAATGCGTATGCAGAAGGTGATGCAGTTAAAGAAGTATTGGAGCAATAAATGGCGAAAGTGGGACTATCATTAGGCTCACCGCTTAATGCAATGGATGTAAACCCAATAGGGAACCCGTATGACCCTACGCCTAGTAGTGGTCTATCATCACTTAATAATAATTTAGCAGACACAGCAGCCTTAGGAGAACTTGCATTAGCGAATGCAAATCTTGGTGTACCTGATCTTAAACCACCGCAAGGTACTGGCCCGTCAGTTCTATATAGTCCTTCAACTAACAAGATGTTTGTTAATGGTGCATTGTTTGATGCTGATGATTCACAATCAGCACTAGATTCAGTACCATTTGTTAAAGAGTCTAGGAAAGAAGCTCCTGCTGGTTTTGACTGGCAAGAAGTTTCACCACAAAATTACAACGAATACATAAAAAATGTTAACGACCCCGGTCTTGGTCAGTTGATGGCTCGTAACTTTGAGATAGGCGGTAGTAATCTAAAACTACTAGCTGGTCGAGGTATGCAATTTCTTGGTGCTGAAGAAACAGGTCAAGAATGGGTAAACGATGCTGTCTCAGAACTTTATTATAATCAACCATACCAACGTGAATTTACTAGTATTGAGTTTGGCGATGATAAATCTCATGGTGCAATCGATTGGTTTGTAGCTAACCTTGCTCAGCAAGGGCCAATGCTTATCGAATCTATTGTCACTACGCTTGCAGGTGCAGGCGCAGGTGCTGTAGCAGGTGGTGGTGCTAATCCATTTACTGCAGTAGGTGGTGGTATCATGGCATTTATGGGTAAAGAAACTTTTAAACAAAGTGTTCTTGCCGCCGCTAAGAAATATATGAAAGGACAAGCTCTTACTAATGGTGAGAGAAAACTCCTTCGTGAAGTTGCAGGACTTACAGGTGCTGCTCAGATTAAAAACCCTAAAGCTTTTATTGTTAACCCTGCAGGACAGGCAGTTCTTAAAAGAAACACTGCCGCAATTAGGTCACAAATAGACGATGCAGTATTATCAGGAGCAAAAACAGCCGCAAAAGGTGGCCGAAATCAGGCACTAGTAGGTGGTGGATTCCTAGGTAATCTTGGTGGTTCATACGCTTTAGGTGTATCAGATATTTATGGTGAAGTACGAGACACAGGTGTAGGTGATAGAGGCACAGCACTACTAGGTGCTATACCTTATGCTGCATTAGAAACACTTCCAGAGTTTATTTTAGCAGGTAGAATCTTAGGCTTGCCAAATTCTGCGTTATCTCCAGCTGGTATGGCTAGAGGTGGTATTGCTAAGCGAGCAGGTAAAGGCTTCGCTGTTGGTGGTACACTAGAAGGTCTTACTGAACTAGGGCAAGAGAGTATTCTCTTAGCTGCTACAAATCAGTTTGGAGACGCAGAAATTGGTAAAAGGTTAATCAACGCATTTGCTGCAGGTTTTGCAGTAGGTGGCCCAATAGGTTCACTAGCCAATCTTAAGAGAGGGGAACCAACTAATCTTCTTAAAACAGATGACAATCCAGAACCGGGTAATGCTCTAGTTCCTATAAATCCAGAGAACCCGAATCCTAGTCCTCTAGAAGGTCAGGTGTTAGGGCCAGAAGCTCCTCCCTCTCCTGTTGCGCTCCCTGCTCCTTCTAGAGGGCAACTTCCTGCTCCTATACCTCCTGTTACACAAGTGGGTCAGCAACCTGATTTTGTAGGTGGACAAGAAGGATTGAGACGAGGTACTGCTGCAGACACTCCTGTACAGGTAAACGCTCCTGTTATTCCTGCTGCTCAGTCAGGACAGCAAGGACTACTAAATGTTTTTGGGGATGAACCAACCACAGCTACTGAAATTCAATCTAGAATGGAACCTACTGGTACTAATAATTCAGTAGAAGAAGCTCTTAATAACACAGCACAGACTACTAATACTCAACAACTAGAACTTCCATTAGAAGATCCAACTATTTCTGCAGTTAAACAGACTGCTCAACAGCCTGAAGCACAAGAAACTGCTATAGGTCAGCAGATGTTACAAGCTGCTACAATTCGTGAGAACGTATTAAAACAAGAATCTGAACAGGCTAGGATAGAAGCTGAGCAAGCTAAACTAGAAGCTGAACAAGAGAGAACTAGAGCTGAGCGTCAGCGTCAGTTTGATGAGGCTTTACAACAAAGACTAAGACAACAGGTACAAGAACTAGAAACTGCTAGAGTTGAACAGATTTTAGCTGATAATGAGAGGCTAGCTGATGAAAATGCTCAGCTAAGAATGCCTACAGTTCCTGCTGTAAGACAGCCAATTCAACCGAGTTTACCGGGATTTGCTATACCATATGGTGAGAGACGACTACGTCAACGTGTGGCCGAAAGGTCACAACCTGTTGCCGAAATACAACAACCTACTGCCGCTGAGCTTGAGCAAGCTGGCCAACTGCCATTACCTTTTGATGAGCCTGCAGCAGCTAACCTAAGGAGGGGAGATGCCGTACAAGAGCGAAGCACAGAAGAAGTGGATGGAAGCCAACAGGCCAGACCTAGCGAAGGAGTTCAAGAAGGAAACACCCAAGAACGCCCAGTTACCACAACGGCTAGGAAAGCCGAGCGACTCCGAAAGACGCCGGTTAGCGAGGTTGCTCGCCAAGAACAAATCACGGACGCAACTATCGAAAGGGCTGACAGACGGGCTGCGCAACCAACAGATCAAACACAACAAACAAGGGAACAGGATAGGCAAGAAGTCACTAGTGTAGATGATACTGCTTATGCTTCACCTTATGAAGCTTGGGAAGATATGGCGGTTACAGATATACCTCTTGATGATCTCCCGGTAGCTTCAAGACAAGCATTTGAGAACTTAGTGTCAAGTGGTGCTGTTACATATGAACAAACAAAAGACATATATGATAAAGCTCGTGGTGAAATGGAGCTTACTCCACTACAAGAATTAGAAGAAGCTGTAACATTTCTTGAGACAGCTACTGATTCGGCCACGTTTGATTATGCTGCTGAAACTATTTTAGATTATGCTTTCTTTAATACAGACTCAAACCTTGGTAAGAAAACTGCAGGTGGACAGCCTAGTATTCGTGAAAGAGCATTAGCTTATATACAAAATACAGAGTTTAGTGCTAGACAATGGAGTGCTATTGACCAAGCTTTCGTAGCTGGTGCAAACTTAAACGACAGACTTACAGGAACTTTCCGTGGTAAATCTAAACCATGGGTAACTTTTGCTGCACAACGTAATCTATTAGATTCTATTGAATCTCCTATGAGAGCTATGCCTAAATGGTACAAAGCAAAACAAGCAGAAGTTGTTGCAGAACCTATAGCAGAAGCTAGCCAAGCTGAAGTACAAGATACAGCCGCGATGGAAGAAGATACTCCAGAGCGTGTTAGGTTATTTGCAAGCCAAGAAATAGAAAAACAAATTGACTTACAGATTCGTGACCTAGCAATAAACCAAATTAAACGTAAGAACTCTAGAGAAATTACACGTCTTAATGAATTGTTTGCTAAAGCAGATCCTGAATATCGTATGGCTAGAGGGCCTAAGATTAAGGATTACTTCAATGAAAATGGAGAGATTAAACTAGTAAATTCTGGTGAGGGTAGGCTAGTACCAACTACTAAAGAGTTTACTCAGGAACAATTAAAAGAACGTAACACACAACAAAGAGCAGCAAGACTTAAAGCTGCTGAGCGTGAGAAAGAACAACTAGAAGAAATAGCTAGGCAAAACGAACAAGCAGTAGATAATCGTAGTTTAACTGATGAGCAACTGTTTTCATCATTTGATGATTCAGAAGGTAATTTCTTTAGAGCAGATGGTTCACCTGTTGGTAATCCTGTACCTAAAGGTAAGATTAAAATTATTGTATCTAAAGTTCTTAAGAAACTTAAAGTTAAACCTACAGTTACAGTGGTATCAAATGTAGAAGAACTACGACAGACTAATCCTAAGTTATTTGAAAGAGCAGTAAAAAGCAGACCTGACTTTACTACCACTCCTGCTGTAGGTTTTTCAGTAGGTGATCAGATTATTATCTTTAGTGACTACGCTAAGAGTGAACAAGCTGTACATTTTGTTATAGCTCACGAAGCACTAGGTCACTTTGGATTCAGAGCATTCATGCCTGACGCTAGGCTCAATGCTATCTTTAGAGATATATACAAAACAGATGCTCATATCCGTGCAGTTGCTGACAGAAAAATGGAAGCAGGTATGGGTCTACAAGAAGCAGTCGAAGAAGCAATGGCTGATGCTGCAGCTTATTTAGATACTAGCGTTGTTGCTAGGTTCTGGACAGCTGTAAGAAACTTCTTAAATAGAATTGGTATGACATTCCAAGATGACCTTGCCCGGTACCTATTAAGTCAAACTCGTAGAAACTTACGGTCAGGTGGTAGTGGTACAGTATCAGGTCTACAGCTAAGCAAAAACCTTAAACGACTGTCACAGGACAGCTTGTATGGACGCTTTAGTCTTGAAGATGATCGAGCTGATCTAGCTTCTACATTGTTTTCTATGTATGGAATGAACAAGAAAGCTGGCCCATATGGTTCGTTTGAAGGAGTAAAGAACCTAGTTAAAAATGCTAAGAATATAAACAACACCAACTCAGCAGCAAATTGGTTAGGTGAAGCATTAGAAAATGTACAAACATTAGATAACGTAGCCACTCGTAATGAAGGCTTATCTAAAATATTTAAAATATTCCAAGCTCAATCAGCTAGAGTTAAACGACTTCATGCTGAGTATGAGAAGATGACTGCCTACTCACATACGCCTAGTTGGTTTGGTGTAGCTAAAGGGCCTACTGTAGAAGAACTACAACAAGCAGGTGAGTTGTTAGCTTATGCTGCTTTATATAAAGGTAAAGCTGTTAACGACCAAATGATTAGAGACATGCCTAACCTAGCAGTGGCTGATGCAAATGGTAATGTGGTTATTGATAGTAATGCTTTTGAAAGAATCAAAGCAGCAGGTGAAGTAACACAACAAGAATTTTTAGATGGTATTCAGGTTACTCTAGATGTACTCGAAGGTAAGGATAATACACAACCACAACTATATAAACCTGACTTTCCAATTACAGAAAATGTATGGCGTATCTATACTGAACAACGTAATGCAGTAAACCAATCTGCGCTAGATGTACTTGAAGCCAACCTAGGTGCTGCGCTTGATCAAAAGAATGAAGCTCTAGAAACATTTAAAGATGTAACTGGTTCATCAGGTAATGCTCCTACTACTGTGGAAATACAAACACTGCGTAGAGTTATTGAAGAATACTCTAACCTTTATAAAGAAGGTGCAGTCCAAGAAGGTGCAGGATTAAAATATAAAGAAGAATCTGTAGCAAAAGCTAGAACCTTTATAGCAGCTATCAATCGTGCAATGCACAATGAAGCAAAACTAAATGACTGGAAAGCAGGCACAGATAATACTGCTGACTTCCAAGGTGAGCAATACCAAGATATTATTGCAGGATTAGAAAGATTAAATGCTTTAGGTCTACGAGAGAAACAGGCTTATAACATAACCAACGCTATACAAAATATTTACTTACTAGATGTTAAGAATGCTAACGCAGAGTTCTTAGCTAAGCGAACAATTATGGGGGCGTATGTACCATTTACTAGACGTGGTAAATTCCAAATCATGGTTAAGGCTTATGATTCTAATGGTAAAGCAGTTGAAATGGATGAGGCATACAAGAGTTCAATGCCTTACTTCCAATCTAATAGTCGTGCAGAAGCCGCAGAAATTCAACAGAATATAGATGAATCATTTGGTGATGCTGACTTTACTGTACTAAATGCTAACGGAGAAGAAGTTAAAGTTAAGTTTGCTGCTGAATATAGTGCAGCAAGACAGTCACCACCTATTACACACTCAGTAAATTTATCAGAATTTGTTGATGTTCTATCCAGATTAAACATAAACATCACACCACAAGAGCGTGAACGTATTGTTGTGTCTTTGACTAGACAAGGTGAACGAGCACGGAGAGGTCTACAGAGATCAGGTGTAGCAGGTTGGGATACTGATGTTGTTCGTAGTGTATCAGAACACTTGGAAACTCAAGGTCATCTAGCAGGTAAAACATTCTATAGACATAAGTTAAATAGAATCATGCTTGATAACTCTATGTGGAGAGGTAATCCTGAAAAGCTTAATCGACTTGAAGAAGCTATGCTTAGAGCAGAAAGACAAGGTAATCCTGAAAGAATTAAAACTGCCCGTCAAGAATATGATAGCTATGCTTCTATGTATCAATACTCTGCTGATGTAGGTGCAAACAAAACTGTTAATCTTTATGGTTCTGAAAACAACGATGGAACTAGAAAAGTTAAAAAAGCTAAGACTGAAGGTAGAGGTGAGTATTACAGAGAGCAAGCTAAGAGAACTCTTGCTTGGTTTACTGATGCAGCTAACATTGATCAGTCTACTGAGGATATATTATCAGGTGAAGTTGGCTCTAGGTTTAAACTGGTTGCAGTATTATTTCAATTAGGTGGATCATTTGCTACCGCTGCAATTAATGCAGTATCTATGGTAACTCATTCTGTACCATATCTAGCTACTTATAATCCAAAGCGTGGTTATGGTGGTGGATTTGGTTTTAGTGCATCAGGTGCAGGAATGATTCGTGCTGCTTCTAATATGAAGAACTTTAAACTAGCTGAGTTTGCTTATGTAAATGATGTAGCTAATGGTGAAAACTCTGCACAACTACAAGAGAAACATGGTCTAAGCCAAGATGAAGCTGATGCTTTGTTTGAAGCTACAGGACAAGGTGTTCTTCAAGCTGCTCAATTTAATGCTTTAGTTGGTACAGCTAGAGGAGGAGTAAACAGTAACCAAACTGCTTCAGCTATTAAAGGGTGGATGTTTATGTTCTCTCTTACTGAGCAGTTAAACCGTAGAACTACCTACCTTGCTGCATATAGATTAGAGCGAGACCGTCAATTAGCATCAGGTGCAACGCAACAAGAAGCACAAGAAAGAGCACAAGAGTTTGGACGTAAGGCTGTTAATACCTCTCAAGGTGAATACGCTATGTACAACAGACCTGAAATGGCCAGAGGTAACGTAGCTCAATACATATTTATATATAAACAGTTTGTTATTATCAGTGTCGAACTGATGAAAGGTATGAATTACAAAGGAAGATTATACTTCTTAGGTCTACTTCTACTAGCATCTGGTGTTAAAGGGATACCATTTGCTGACGACTTGATGGACTTAGTTGATACACTTGCTCAGAAGTTTGGTATTAAGATGGGAAGCATAGAGAAAGAACTTGCTAAGTTATCTGATTCCCTCCTACCCGGATCTTCACCGTATGTAATGAGAGGTTTAATGGATAGATTTACTGGTGCCACAATTTCTACAAGACTTGGTTTTGGTGATTTAGTTCCGTTGACTGGAGCATTTAAAGAAGGTTCAGACCCATGGCGTGAAGTAGAAAACTTCTTCGGGCCAGTCTATAATGCAATGCAGGAGGGTTTGTTTACAGGTGGTAGGCTTCTAAGTTACGGGGCTGAGACAGTAGGACTAAAAGATGATACGACTAGGTTTGTAGATATTCTTCGTGATAATCCTATTGCTGCACTACGAGGTGTAGCAGATGGTTATACATATCTAAGTGATGGAAGAATTAGTAATTCCAAAGGTAATGTTATTTCTAATGATGTGCCTATCTCTACAGCTATATTCCGAATGTTAGGTTTCTATCCTGCTGTAGCAACATTACAAAATGATTTAGTTCGTATCAGTAAGTTCTCAGATGCGTATACAAAATCTCTAAAAATGAAATACACTCAAGCATATGTCAAAGCTAGATTAGATAATAATATACCTGAGATGAATCGTATTGTGCAGATGGTTAATGAGCATAACCGTACACACAGAGGTACAGAGTTTGAGTTTAAAGGATTTGTTAGGTCTGCTAATCGTTCATACAACGCAGCTAAGAAACCAACTATTCTAAGGTATAAGAAATATGCGCCTAGAAATATTAGGTCTGAACTAGATGAGTTAATGGAAATCTATGGCATTGACCCTGAGGATTTAAAATAACCATCTCTATAGAAACAGTGTCTATCTATACAAGTGGTTAGACTAAACCTCTTTGCCCATGTAGGACTAACATAATCAGCATGATAATGCGTAGCACCATCAGTTAAATCATATACTTGATGGTTAGATACCACTGCAAAAGCTAATGCTTCTGCCTTAGAATAGGCATATTCTTCATATATATTTTCGGGTTTTCCATCACAGTAAAAACTAAACTGGCACTTATGTTTCTTCATTTGACCAGACTCATGCCTCATACCTTCAGTAACAACATCACATACATTGTCAGGATACCTAGGGTCATCTACTCTATTAAGTATTACATGACCAACAGCCATTTGTGCGGCAGTAGATTCAGACCTAGCTTCAAAATATATAGCGTGAGCCATACATATCATTGCGGTTGCTGCTTCTAGTATCATCACTTCACCATAGAAAATTGTCCGTAAGTCAGATCATCAGCAGCTGTGTCAGCATTCTCCAATAAGTTTTGGAATCTTGGATGTATTAGGTTGAGTCCCATTACATAAGTTTGCGCTAACTTAACAGGTGTATCTTTACCCATAGATGCTTTCTCAGACTTAGGAGTAGCTATTGCACTCTCAAGAGCAAGTTCTTCTTTGAGTGATTTGTAGTCAGCTCCTCGAACAGACAACCATTTACGGAAGTGGGTACGGTCTAACATCATTGTACCTTTATCAAATGGGTCTGCCGCTGATTTACGATACACATCAAGACGTACACGAATATCATTTCTAGGCATACGACTAAAGTCAGGTGCAGGTTTCTGTCCTGCTGTGTGCATTACAGTTACTTGTGCTTCTGCAAAGTCTGCCATGTACTCAGCTATTAAATCAAATGAATCAAACTGGTTTTCTTTAACTGTTCTACGGATAGCACCAATCTGAGATAGAATCCATTCAGTAGCTTTCCTATAATCAAACTGTATTAATCCCCACTCATCAGCTAGCTTCATACCTAAGTCAGCTAATATAATAGACTGCTCCCAGTATCTTTCTTGACCTGAGAACTGTGCTTTATATCTAGTACGGAATGTTGATGATGCTTCTGCAATGGCTGATTGTATACCTTCTTCACCCATCTCAACTAAATTTCTTAGATAAGTACGACCTACATGGCCATAATGAGAATGAATAGATTCATATATTCTCTTACCAACATTAGTATCTCTAGTGAATAGTGGTGTGGCAGGTACAGTTATCTCTAGCATCCTAGCCATCTGCGCATCTGTATCTAGTCCAGATGCAATCAGCTTACTTTGTAGAGACTTGTTGGTAGATACTATAACAGGTGTTGCCCATGTCTTAGCATCACGTTCTTCAGCATTACGATTAAGTCTTGCTTTATCTCTACCTTGTGACACCCAATAACAAAAGTCACCGACCTCTTTATCGTTCATCATAGTAACTTCATCTATGGTTAAAGGTAGGTTTGCATATGTACCTAACCTAGAAAACAAACTGTTCTGAGTATACTTAGCCGCAAAATGTAGCTTGTCAGGATTACCATAGATTGACTGTGCCCAATACTGTGCGAGTGTTTTACCACCTCCGGTAGGGCCGTAGAGAGACACAGTCAAACCCTTTAGTCCAGTAAAGTTGTAGAGTGGTGCAGATAATCCTACACCTAACACAAACATGTGTGCATGTAAGTGTCCTTTCTCTAGGATCTGGGTTAACGCAGACCATTCTTCTGCTGAACCTTTTATATTATATAATTCTGCACCTTGTCTCTGTACTGTAGATGCTAGATTAATTACTTCTTCATTAACTACACCATTGGCATCGCGCCTAATTAATGTGTTACCTAAGACAAATGCCGTATTCTTTTCTTTCCAACCCATAGTCGAATACAGGTTAGTCATCTTACGGATTTGTCTCAACTCATCCATGTATGTTCTTAACATAAGCTGAAAATACTCCGTTTGTCTTTTATTGTACAATACTATTCCTTGGTCTGCTATTGCTGTAGCAAATTCACGATTACCATCAGTGAGGTGTGCTTGCCTTAATACAAGTTCTGTCCAACCTGTATGTGTTCTATGCCAGTGGAACCTAACTGTTTCGTAGCCTAATGATTCATCGTATCCATAAGCCACAGGGTAGACATCAAATTTACAGACATCTATATCAGTATCATCAATCGTTACCTTTATCCCATCTCTTGTTCTTTTAAATGGTTTAGGTATAGGAATAGAATTAGCTGTTGAATCAGGTGCTTCCTCAGACACAGCTATCTCTTGATACTGAACACCTAATCTCGCAGGTGAACCTATCTTACCTTTATATTTACAACCCTTACATCCACTCGGTCTATCATTTTCAAACTTCGTACATGTTGCCGGGCCAGTCGCAGACTCTCTCCAGTGAGTAAGTTTGTGTAAGGTGTCCTTCTCACTAAACTTTGTATGACCTTTACTCCATTCTAATGCAGTGTTCTCAGGGTCTACACAATAAGCGGCTACACCAACTAGGTCGTACCATAATGGTTCATCTACTTTGTCTTGGTTGTCTATTGCCCATTCAATCTGCTTGCACTTACTAGCAACTACAGACCCAACAGCAGGTGGGAACTCTTTCTTGACTGCAAGATTATCTAGCAATGTGCTGTCACGAGTGTGATCTTTTGTACCCGCAGCTGCAGCTCGGTAGTAATAACTTAGCTTATCCTTGAGTGTCAAACTTTTGACAGGCTCAGCATCTACCAACAGCTTTACCTGATTACCATTCTTAGGATTATGTGTACCAACAGGTCTTAATACTAACGCACTGTTAGCTGTTAGTCCTGCATCAATCTTAAACTCTTTTGCAATAGCCGCTTGCTTCATAGCTTCGGCTAATGGTTTCCATTCATTAGGTTCTAGTTCTTCTGTTAATACCCAGTACGCATGTAGTCCATTACCTGAATGGATTATCATAGGCTTAGGTAAACTAAGTTCTTTTACAAACTTACCTAATGCGACAAGACCTTCTTTCCAAGATGGAAATGGTTTGTCTGAGCCGCAGTCAACATCAATAGCCACTACCTTTGTGGCTCTTACATTATCTTGTCTTCTACTGCCCTTCTCTCTAAATGCAGAGATAGCAAAGTAAGTATTATTCTTTGTCTTATCTAATCTCTCACATGTTTTTGCGAGTTCCTCTACCGTTTGAAAAAATCCTTGTTGTCTACCATTAGGGTTAATAACAGTAGTAACGTAGAATCCTTCTTCCGGCAGGACTCGCTGAAGAAACTCCAACGTGTTCATATTTGCCCTACCTTCATGTTAAACCTTGGTGGGAATAGGTTCTACTCTCGCTTTCCCTATTCCCATTACTAGTTTACTCGTTTTCTTTGAAAATCTCAAGAAGCCTTTCAAAGCGTTGCTTTTGTTCTAATGCTATAACCTCGGGTTGAGGCCATCCATCGTTAAGAATGGCTAGCATTTTCCTTAGAATCTCTCGTACTTTCTCATCATTCTTAGCACGGACAGGCTTACCTTTAACCCATCCGTAGTAAGTCATACGAGATATACCTAACAACTCTGCCATATTGGAGGTTGTCAAAAGCATATGCTTCCTCAAAGCTTCGACTTTTTTGAAGTTAAGAGGAGGATTCTTAGTCATCAGCATTATCCCCAACAAGTTTAGCAATCTCTGCCGCTAGGTCATCAGCTTCACTAGATGCAACTGGTGCAGGTGCAGGTTCTTCAACCACTCTTGCTTTAGGTTGAGGTGCAGGAGCAGGCTGTTGTATTTCTGCAACAGGTGCAGGAGCAGATTTTTCTTCTAAGTCAATAGATAAATTACCATTACCAACAACTGCTTCATCGTTTACAGCAACTGATTCATCGGCTGTGAATCCTACTTCTTCACCGAATCCAAACTTACCTGCGCCACTAGAGCCTTCAACGTACTCAATAACTTGTACTGCTCTAAGACGTAGGGTTACTCCTGCTCCAATAGATGGAGAGTCGTAGAAAGCGGCAGAGCCATTGACCTTAACAACAGAGCCACCATAGATATTATGCTTGGCCATCATGCTACCTTTAGCATCAAACACAGCAGGTTTATAAGCCGCTTTAGATTTGAATTTAATAATAACATTACCTGTTGGCTCACCAGTCTCATCGTCCAACTCGTCGTGGTATGGTAGTGGTGCTTGCTTGATCTGCTTGCTAGGCTTAGCTTCTTTCATTGCTTTAATACCTGCTAGTATCTCACCTTGGATAAGGTCAGTTACAGGTTTAGCTTCTTCTTTAGATAAGCACAGGTTAACTTTGTAGTGTCCTGATTCATCAAATTTAGTATCGGGTGCGCTAATGTACGGATAGTACGCAACACCTTTATTAGTAGTAAAAGTTTTATTTGTCATTTGAACCTCCTAGTTCGTTTCATGTTGATTAAAACCTGCTTCTTCTGAAAAACCAAAATCAGAAGCAACAGGGGTTTGCCCACTAGCTACACTAACTTCACCTGTAACAACCTTTACATCGTTGGTGCCTATAAGTTTATCGACATTACGTTGCATTTCATCTGTATTAAAACCACCAAAGGAAAATTTTAATTTAGGGAAACGCACAGACGTATCAAAAGATATTGTTGTTACAGCAATATCAGGTGCAATACCTCTGCTTTGTAGTGTCTTCTGATAAGCATTTAAGTTGCCTAGTGAAGATGGTGTAACTTGTAACAGATAGAGTTCACCATCTGTCTTATCCGCCATTACCAAAGCTATTCGCTTTTGGTCAGCGCAAGCTTTAATCTTGCGACCTTCAGGCGTAATCTTAGAACCCCATGCGTTTTGTGGACAAGAAGCACATAGGTCATTCTGTTTAAGTTCGCTTCTCTCATGTGGTGTTTCACCATTCAAAGAGTAGCAGTCGGGTGCAGATGATTCTCTATCTACACTATACTCACCTGCATACCATACCTTAGACAACCTAGGGTTTGCTCCAACAATCACTGTGTTCAAACTTGTTGCAGTAATCTGAGCATCCCCTGCTGCCGTCGCAAGATGGAAACGTGAGTTCTTAATTGATAGTTTAGAACCAATCATTAATCATCCACCTTGGCTACAGGTTTACGAACATTTACATCAATGCGTGTTCCGTAGTTCACACCTGATGGTACGGTTTTATTCTTCTCAATATAACCTCGTACAGCAGTCTTACTAACTCGCTTCTCTAGCATATCAAAGGCATCGTTGTTCTTAATATATTCAAGAACAGAATCCCAATCAGCTACTTGTGCGAAGTCAGTGGTAGTTAAGAAGGCAGTACCATGGTCAGTCTTAAAAGACTTTACCCCTTGTGTATCTGCTTGCTCCTTAATCCATCCCTCAAGTTTAGCCATGTTATCTTTGATGCCTTTGACTTTATCTTTAGTCTCAGCTTCAATGGCTTCTTTCTTCTTGCGAAGCTTGAGGTATGTATTGATTACTTCATCTACAGTTAGATTCATATCATCACCTCGTTTCATTCTCTATCAGGTCAAGCAACAGACCTTGTAGTTTTTGTTTATTTTTAAGCCTGTCATACATCTTGTACTCTAGTTCTGTTGCTTCTATGTGTACGATGTTTGAAACATGCTTCTTACCTATCCTCTCAATACGTCCATTTGCCTGAACATATTGCTCGTTGCTTGTCACTGGCCCATACCAGATCACAGTTGACGCAGAAGTTAGTGTCAATCCATGAGCCATGGTGGCAGGGTGTGCAACAAGAACATGAGGGTCTTTCGAATGTTGGAAATCATGGAAGATAACATTACGTTTAGTAGCTGATACCTCTCCATTAACTACAGCAACACTCCAATATTTAGAGAGTTCCTTTTCCAACATCTTTAATGTACCTGTTAATGGTACAAAAACTATTACTTTACCTCCTACTTCTTCAATTACTTCTTTAACTATATCGACTCTAGGTTTACAATCGATTTGAATATGCTGTCCATCATCACCATAGACAACACCACAAGCTATTTGTACTAGCTTCTGTAGTTTTACAGCTTCATTCACAGCAGTAATTGTTTCACCCTGTGTATGTTCTGTAATGAAATGCTTGAGCATCTTTTGGTAATGTACTTTCTGTTCCTTAGTAAGTTCAACCTTCCTTGTCTGTGATACAGTATCAGGTAAATCAAAGCACTCGTCTCTAGTGTATCTTACAGCAGGGGTTAACATATACTTTACAATCTCTATTGATTCGGGTCTTGGTAACCACTTCCATTGTCCTACCTTCATCATAACAGCTTCTCTAAAAGCAGTATACGTCTTTGTCAAGTTAGGACTATCAGCTAATTTTGCTAATGCCCACGCGTCAGTTGGTGCATTCGGCGTAGGTGTACCAGTCATCAACCACAAACGTGTTGACGAATGTTGAGCCATGAACTTCCTGAGCAGTTTAAATCTATTTGTTGAGGGGTTACGATAGACAGCCACCTCATCAATGATGATAAGGTCAAACATATCTTTGGCTTTTTCTGTAATGATAGGGAATCCATCATGATTAATGATGTAAAAATCTACGTCAGTATTTAATAGTTTCTTACGTCTCTCACTTGTACCATGTAAGGTTACTGATTTTAGATGTGGAAATTGCATAAAGATACTATCGCCCCATACTCTTTCAAGGGTTGATAGTGGTGATATGATTAAAACTTTTTTGATTGCGCCGATAGATATAAGATAATCAGCCGCCCATAGTGCAGACTGTGTCTTACCTGTACCGATCTCATTGAGTACCAACGCTCTCCTATTCATTGTCAGAAAAGCGGCAGTCATTTTTTGGTGGTCATAAGGGTCAAACCTACCTGCCCATTTATAGTAGTGCAGTATAGGTGCAGGTGCTTTAATGCCTAGGTTTCTTAGTATCTTAACTTCATCATTACGATGAGGTGCTACAACAAGTTCTGTTCCCTTGTATGTAAGCTTCTTAGCTGTAGGTATACACTCCAACACTTTGTTTGGGTGCTTTAAATTTAAAGCTATAGCTTGTGATTCTTCAACGATTACCATTTATATATTCTCTAACCTGTTCAATACTTTCATCATCACATACAACAAAACATTTACCTCCTGCATCTTCTATCTCCTGCATACATTTAAGTTGTAAGGCGGTGGGTTTCTTAGTCCTGTCCGCCTTACACTCAATCCCAATAAACTGGCCGCCTAAGATAGCCACTCTATCGGGTACACCTGCACGACCAAATGGCCCTGCTTGTGGACTATAATACCAAACCTTTTCATACTTTAACATCTTGTCAAGTTTGTTCTTAATCTTTCCTTCAGGTGTTGTAGCCATTATATATGTACCTTTACATTATTGTCAAGTTATATTCTTGCAAATTCACAAATATTTTTTGCAGGACACCAACCACATAAGCCACTAGGTTTAGCAGGCCAGTTATTATGCTCAACAGATTGATGTATTCTTTCTATACGAGCAAGCATATCAGACCACATTAGATTAGTTTGATTAACTTTAAATGTTTGAGAGTCCATAGACATATCTTTTAACCATATGAATGTAGATTGTACTGTTTTAATTTTAGGGTAATGTTTAAAGACTTGTAAAGCAAACAACTGTAGTTGTGTAAAGTCGGGTCTACGTTTACCTGTCTTCCAATCCATGACTATTGCTTTATCATCTATCAGAATCAGAACGTCTAAGATGGATCTTAACCATGCGTCTTTCTCCCACCAACCTGTTGGTGTAAGGTTTTCATTGAGGCACAGCTGTTGCTCTGCGAGTATAGTTCCACCCATACCCTCTATACTTTTACATAAAGGTTCATACTTTTCTGTACCATCAGACAGTGGTTTACTATCTACTAGTCGGTGTTCTAAACTAGAGTGTACTCTTTCACCATATTTTGTAGCGTCACTACCTGTGTCTTGTACTTCTTTCATAACACGTTGGTGATAGTAACGCTTTGGGCAGTTCTCATACATCTTAATAGATGAATATGAATGTGTTAGTTTTATATCCATATTATTCACCTGCCGCACGACGTAAAATGTCATGCTTTAGGGTCTCAATAAAACCTACTAGTCCTACTGTATCATCTATCTTTGTAGAGAATCTAACGTACTTACCTTTTACCTTGACAAGTATTACCAAGTCGCCTAGGTCAGCGTCGTTAGTAGATGAAACAGTTTCAGTAAGTTCTTTAATTACCTTTAAGGTACTTTCTTTCTTACTCATTTTGCTTCTCCATAGTTTTTGCCTACACCAACTTCACAATCAACTGGTAGTGTAGGTGCCCAGCTGGGGGGTTTAGACATCTTCCTGACAATAAGTTGTTGTGCGTTTGTCAACTCATCGTCCGGGACGGATATGATAATCTCATCATGAACTTGAAAAGCCACATGATAATGTTTACCAATAGATGCCATCTGTTCAGTGATTACAATACGAGCAAGTGCTTGTACTATATTCTCTGTAACTTTACCGCCATATATTTTAGTCCAATCTATACTATCCTGCTCACCTGTCATAACTCTTTTAGTTACAAGTTTACGAAAGGTTCTTGCATTGTTAATATAAACGTACCCATCTTCTCCTCTGCATAATGCAGGGTAAAGAACTTTTAATTTGTTAGGAAGTATTATACCTTCGCCATCATAGTGTGCAATGTCACATAGACTACCACTACGACCTGCTACCATTTCAGTAAGTGCATGATTACATCTATTCCAAAATGAAGTTATCTTATGGTTTTTATTCCTATACAAGTTTACAATTCTTTGTGCCTCATTCTCATCTATATCTAGAGATATACCACCCATACCAAGAGCAAGAGTATTCCTAAACTTCACATGACCCATGCCATAACCCAAGCCAAGGATACAAGTCTTGCCAACAAACCTTGCGACCTTGTCCTCTTTAGTCACTCTCTTATTATATACCTCACTAGCGAACTCACTATAAACATCACGACCCTCACGAAAGGCTTGAAGTAAATCTTCTTGTCCTGCAACATACGCAACCATACGAGCCTCAATTTGTGACAAGTCACATGCAAGTAATGATTCACCAATAGGTGCTGTGATAGCTTTACGAATAGCACCACTACGAGGTAGGTTCTGCAAGTTAAGTTTATCACCACCACTAAACCTGCCAGTGTGCGCTCCATAATAATTAAGCATGATAGGTAGGCGACCACGTTTCGATACCTTTATAAGGTTCTCAGTCCGCGTCTCCTCTATTGTCGATTTTGTGCCGAGCCGAGCCGCGACCAAATTTTGAACTCTAGCGTCGGGGTGTTCTAATAAATTAGTAAACTCTTTATCTGTCTTTGCAAAAGCAAAAGACTCTTTGCCTGTCCTTAGACTTATCTTAGTCGGTGGCTCTACGCCCACAGTCTTTAGTAACTTAGCAAAGATTTGATTAGACATCAGTGCTTTCTTGACTTTCTCCTGACTCAAACCTTTCAACGCTAAATCATCAATAAGTTTCTGTTTGTTTGCCTTGACTTGCACGAGATGATCAGCCAATGAATCACCATCAAGTACGATAGTCGGCTCAGTATACATACGAATGGTTTGGTCAATCACCAATAACTCTGTCGGCGGAAATTTTTTAGATAACACTTTGAACAGTTGATAAGTAAGGTCAACATCATTGACACAATAGCTTGCATACCTATCAAGTTCTTCGGGTGTGAAGTCCTGTCGATGCTTACCTAATGCCTGTACAACCTCATCACCTTTCTTACCTAAGTTATAGTGGCTAACTAAATTCTTAAGTGAACCCCCCACAGTTGCATTGTGATATGGTCTTGCCATAGATAAAGTATCGAACCAAAGTTTAGGCTTGATACCATAGTGCCATGACAATATTGCTCCATCGAATACAGTATTGTGAGCAAGTATAACCTTGTTAGAATAGTCCAACGAGTTTAGAAACTTGCCCACATCATTACCACTATACCAATCAGTAGGGTGGTTATTAACTTTGACACCAACACCAATGACCTCAAACCTATCATCACGAATGTATGCCTCTGTTGTCATCTTCGACAAAGAATATTCTCTGTCATAATAAGTCTCAAAATCTATGGTTACGATGTCCATTACTTCTCCCTTGTTTTATTTATATTAGGAACTTGCTCACCTGCTAACGCTCCATAGCCACAAGTATCCACATAGTTATCCACATTGTGTGGATTCTCTGTAGTTCTAGCAACCTTGTACAGTACCATCATCATGGGTACTTCATGTGGGAATATATCCACACCTAAGTATGTACTCCATAAATCAGACACCATCTCAAAGTTCTTACTAGCATCACCATGTTCTACTTCTCTGTCAGTTGATGTTAGCTTGTCAGCTTTTTTAAGTATGTTGTTCCGATTGTATCTAGACTTCTTTGACATCTGTTTCTCCATTTAAGTTATATATACCTATACCTTTGCCACAATGTAGACTGTATGTATTGCAAGCATCTACAGCTTCTTTGGCAGTAGCACCCATGGCTAATGCTCCATAAGCAAAGTCTTTACCATGACCAAAGGCATGAAGGTTATGTCCGTAGTGTACTGGATGGGCAATGCCATCGTACAACCACAAACCTGTATCCCTGTGAATGACAATCAACTGTGAGCTGTGCCGTGTAAGTTCAGGGAATGATTCAGGCAAGGCACCATCTTTGTACCACTCTCTAAGATTAATTACATCATCAAGTAATCCTACTCCCGATACAATACATACCTTACCTGTCTTTTTATCTGTTATATACCAAGCTTTATCTGATTCCCATTTAGCAGAACCATCATTAGCTTGTCTGTCAGTAGCTAAACTTACTCCATCCCATACTAATACTGTCATGTTAAGATGCCTCAAGTTTGTATCCACCATAACGATGCTTCTCAGCAGTACGTTCATCATGTCCTTCTGATTGAAACACTTTGAATCGTCTACGCAATGGGATACTTAAGTCAGCAAATATTCTATCTACTGTTTTGATTAACTCATCTACTGTCGGTACTTCTGATTGTCTACCCCAACCATTGTTAGACATACTTGATTCTATGAAGCCTTTGAGAAGATGTTTAGGAAAGTCCAATGTAGTCATGCTTTCTTGTAAACAATCTAACCATTCTTCTGATGACCAATCGGGTTGTCTTGCATGATAACTGTTTTTTGATTTCTCTCGTTCTTTAATAACTTCTAAAGCGATAGCATCAAGCGCATGAACTTTGGCTCTAGCTTTCAAACCTTTCTTGTAAGCAGTAAGCATTTGTCTCCACTCTTTTCGCTTTGCAGGTATCTCAATGAACTTGTCATCAGGCTTCTGATTAAGACACTCACCTGTCAACAAGTTGAACTGTATACCACTGAAGTATGAAGGCCCACTGTTCATAACAGAATTGAATGTACTGTATACTGCATATCTATCACCACTATCTTTAGTTTTCTCATGTATCTTAGCATCAACGTCTTTAGTATGACGAATACGATACAAACCCTTACGATGTCTGTTGATTACAAACGGAAACCATCTGTAAAAAGATGATACATAAGATTGAGACATGTTAATGATGTGACTATCTTTAGCCACAAACGTGATGATGTTGTCAGGTGTTATGTCAGCCAATGGTTCAGTACCATAGCCTTGACACACAATACGAATTGCATCACCCTTCTTAAACATTCTCCAGTTTTGATTGACAGGCTTACCTTTATGAGGCCACCTTGCTGTGTTGAAAGATGCCAACATCTCTTGATAGGTATTAAGAGACCTATCACTCTGCCACCATGTGTACATGATTACTCCTTTACTTAGTTAGTTTATTAAATGTTACAGCCGCAGTCATACCATCTAGGTCTGCCCCTATGTCTGCTACTTCGGCTTTCTTCTTCTCGACAATCTTCTTATGTCGTTCCTTTGCTTCTTCAGGTATTAAATCCCACAGTGCAGGCCATGCTTTCAATGCAGGTGCCAACGTGCTGTAGGTATTGATGACTGATTTGATACCCTCAAGAAACTTCTCTTGTTTAGATTCTTGTTCAAATATTTTACGTTTGTATTCTTTGAACTCAGGCTTTAACCAATCCCATCTTGTATCAGTATAGTCAGCTTTGCTTGACCTCCACTCGGATTTGAATCCTGTAATAGATTGTACAAAATCTTTAGGCCATGGTTGTGCTGTACTGAACTGAAGTCTTACATCATCACACTCATATGCTTTGGTATTATACTCAGCAGTTTGAAACACAACATCTTGTGGTGCGTTGACAAACCCTCCAAAGTCTATGGATTCTTTCTTATCCATTGCATAGTCAGGTAGTGCTTTGAACTTTGCAATTATCTCAGCAGGA